GCCCAAAAGGCCTGGTTTGGCTATGTAGCCTGCCTACAGTTGTGATTGCCGATTCGGCCGTCACGCTGTTAGCTTAAATGAGGGATCCCATGACCACCGTCGCGTACAAGTACCAGAACATCGAGACCTACCGCCAAGTAATTGGCAGTTGTAATCCGGTCTCGACCTGGAATACGTATTCGATGGAAACGACTTGGGATAATTCGCTGCCCCCTCAGCATCGGGCGCTGCCTACCAACCTGTTGGATTCTCTGACAGGCCAGGCGAAGCAGTTTACCGAGGTGCATTACGCGAGGATCGAAGCAAAGCACGAGTCCGGTTGGGGCTTGAGATGTAACGGGTTTAAAACATACTACACAATCGACCGCCGTGTTGTCTATACGGCGCCGACGATGAGTATACCCGATCTCAGCATTGACTGGATGACTGCGATGCGAAATAAGATCCAAGACGACAAGATTTCGTTCGCGGAATCTATCGGCGAGTGGCGCGAGAGCGTCAAATTGTTCGAGGAGGGGACTGATATTCTCAAGCGAGCTGGGAAGTTCGCGAAGAGAATCTGGCGTAACCGGAAAAACCGGCGGGCCATGGCATATCAGTTTAAGGCCCTGTTTTCCAGGGATCCCGAGAACAAATACGAGCTGTTCGACTTCGTCAAGGTGGATCTGGCACTTAAATTTGGGTTCAAGCCCAATGCCGACCTCCTATATGATTCAGTCCAGCAGCTTAGCCGAGTAGTCGCCCGGAAGCGCCGTATTCAGGTTACTGTTCCTAAAGAACAGACTTATACCCAGAACGGTTCCGTTTCAGGCTCTATTGTCGTCAAGCGTAAGAGTAGCATAAGGGCGATCGCCTATGTTGAATACGACGTGGATGATTATGATTTCACGTCGGGTAACTTGGCGGAAGCCCTTTGGGCCGGCATCCCAGTCTCCTTTATGGTAGACTGGTTTTATAGCGTCGGCTCCTACCTGTCCTCGTTCAATGCCATGAAGGGAGTCAAATCCCTGAAAGGCACCATAACGATTAAGGATAGGTGGACCGGAGAGGACCGGAGGGTTATTACCTCTGGATGTACACTGCACACCCAAGGGCGATGGATCTATAGGTCTCACGAGAGGCGGTTGTTTTATGACCTCCCCTACGGCGACTTACCATCACTCCGCGTTCCTGATACCGATCTTTGGGAACGGCTGTGGTCAAGCGTTGAGGTGCTCCTCTCCATTCGTAAAGGCACCAATCATGTCTGATTGGATACACTAACGCACAATCCTGTGCAAACTGACTCGAGGTCACCATGCCTGCAATCAATAACATCGTCATCGCTGACGCGGTACCGACTAACCACACCCTAGCCCCACAGCAGGCGGCTATGGCCCTTTCTCTTTGGCAAGCGGCAGAAGCCGCCACCTATGGGGGAAACCCCCGGTTGGCGATCACTATGTCACCCCCGTCGAAGACGAGAGCGACCACACGGGTCAAAGGCACCCTGACCATCCCGCATGAGCGTGATGACGACGGTGTTGTCTCCGTGCCTGATACTTCCATCTTTACCTTCGAGGCTGTCATTCCTTCGGCAGTCTCGGCGGCGGAAGCGGCAGACGGTTACGCCATGTTCAAGAACTTAGTGGCTCATGCCACGGTTCAGGCGTACATCGCCGATCGCACCGCGGTCTGGTAGGCATGAGCTCGCTAGAGCTCGTGTGCACAGTGATTGTGTTGCTGTGTACTAATCCTCCTGAGGTTGAGATTAGAGGTGAAACATGTCAGGTAAAGCCACAACCTGCAGTGATGCAGATGTATGCGACAAGAACTGGAAGTTCGAGCGCGACTTCGCCCTCCGCTTCTACGAAGCTATGGGCACCCCTCTTGGGCTTAGACAGTCATTGTGCCTCGAAAACGAGGATTACAACTCTGTCAACGGCCTTCCAATTGACCCGGACAACTACCAAGAACCAAGGCAATTCGCCGAGGATTACCAGGTAGCCGAGTTACTTCGGAAGAGTTTAAATACTCCTGGGGTGTCTCCTGCGCAACGTAGTGCGAAGGCTCTGAGCAAGTTCATTGCTTGTGAGGCACATAACGCCGAGACCAACACACGCTTGATGGCTGAGATTCAGCCAGAGTGGTTTGGTACTTACAGCTATCACCTCCTTCACATCCTAGGAAACCTGGATGCGGAGGTGCTCAATAGCTTACCCGAACTTGGAAAGTTCGGACCGGGCGTGAATGTGGGAGTGCGGGGTGAGGGACTGGTGCCTTCAATAAAATATGACACCAAACCAGTGGCCACACTGCCTCTGATACCGTACCTTGAGTCCCTTATGGGGGCCCATGTAGCTGACTTTTGGGGGAGTAACCTCCATGAGAAAGTGAGAGCGGTTGATGGGAATGGCCACTTTACCGTTCCGAAGAACTGGGAGATTGACCGTTGTGCCGCCAAGGAGCCGCTGTGGAATAGCTTTCTGCAGTCTGGTATTGGTACACACATCGGCCGACGCCTCAGGCGCTTCGGTGTTGACCTGCACGATCAGCGATGGAACCAGGCCCTAGCCGAAAAGGCTATGGACTGGGGACTGGCGACGATTGATCTTTCATCGGCGTCAGACCTTCTATCTCGCGTACTCGTGTGGCTTTCCTTGTGCTATAACCAAGACCCGCAGGGCAAAAGGTGGTATCACCTCCTATGCCTCGCACGCTCGCCTCGCATGAAAATGCCGGGGAACAAAGAGCATGTGGCACTTGAGATGTTCGCTTCGATGGGAAACGGTTTTACCTTTCCTTTAGAGACGGCAATCTTTCTTGCTGTAGTCCGAAGTGTAGTACCTCGGGAAGACTGGTCAGTATGTACTGCGTACGGCGACGATATGATCGTGCCTCAGCGGTTTGCTGCCCAGGTTGTCGAACGTCTTGAATACCTCGGATTCAAGGTGAATGGTGAGAAGACGTGCTTGGCAGGCGCGTTCTTCGAGAGCTGCGGGACAGACTGGTTTCAAAGCCAGAATGTTCGTCCCTTCTACCTGCATCAGGATCCCGACAGCCAGATCCCGTATGCCCTTCAAGCTGCCAATGCACTACGTGCTTGGTGCGTTAGGGTGTATGGGAAACTGCCGCGTAAGTTCCGCGGTCTCTGGCTGTGGTGCAAAGGCCGTACGCCATACCAATGGCGAGTATATGGCCCTCCGGAACTCGGAGACTCATGTTTGCACATCGGGGTAACTGAAGCAGTAAGAACTGGTGGGGCGCATCCTTTAATGGACATTGGTCCGGGGTGCGATTACCATCAGTGGGAAGGTTATTTAGCTACGCACGTACGTCTGGCGACGGTCGACTTAGACCGGCGATCATTCGGCGTGTTAGCTTGTGGCCTGCTGCAGCTTGAGGGTGGTATCGAGAGTGCCTCGTTAGGGCGTGAGCCCGTTAGAGGCCTTTACGGCCGCCTGAGAACCGAGAAGTCTGTCGTCCTTTGGAAAGACGACTTTAGTTGGGAGTAATCCCGACCTCTCCGCCATTTGGCGGTGGATAGCAG